TCACCTGATGATAAACTGCGCCACCCCCGTATTCAGCCGGACGGCCACTGTGGTCAGAGCGGTTTCCCAGCGACGCCAGGCAGTGGTTCGGTCGCAGCCGAAGCGGTGGCAGATCTTCTTCCAGGGATAGCGTTGTGCCCGCATCCAGACGAGGTGACGCTGTTCCTCCTCCAGCCACTGGACCCACCGCATGGTCTCCAGCATCCGGTCGATGGCAGCAGGATCGGGAGGAAAGCGGTAGACCCGTGGCTCGGCTCCCAGGGTTTCCCATGGCATGCGTTTGATCGCTGGCCAGCAGGTGAAGTAGCCCTGTACCCGAACCGGTGGGAGGCGGTGGGCGGTTTGTGCGGCCTCAATGAACCGGTCGGCCACAGTCTCAATCGTCCATTCAGCCATGTCGACGCTCCTTTGGTCCGTACAGTCGATCGCCGATCTGGCGAAGCCGCTCATGTTCGACCCAGTCGAGCCGTGTCTTCTCGGGCGAGATCACCAGGAGCGGCTGCTCACGCCAGTCCTTGCGTTTGATCTGCTCCGGATCAGCGGGCTGCAGTCGAGATAGGGCACAGCGGTATGCAGGCGTGGGAACCTTCATCTCACACCTCCTGAGTCTCGATGGCCCAGTGCAGGAGTGCAATGGCATCCGCTTCGTTGTCATCGGCAGGTGCGTGGCCACGCACTAGCGCGGCAGCGATCATTTGATCCTTGCTCGCGTTACCCTTGCCGGTGGCGTGCTTCTTGATCGTGCCGGCCGGAACGCCCTGGTAGGGGATCTGGTGGTGCTCGCACCAGGCAGTGAGATGGGCCATGAACCCGCCGTAGGCGTGTGCCGCATCGACACCGGCGTGGCGACGGACCTCCTCGAAGTACACGGCGTTGATGCCATCGCAGGATTGCTTGATTTCAGTGAGCCAGCGTTTGAAGCGCAAAAAGCGCATGCCGCCGCCTTCGAAACGTTGTGGCCGGAAGCTTTCCGATCCGCTGGTGATGTGACCGTCACTGCCGCGCAGCGCCCAGCCGGTGGTGGTGCCCAGATCAAGGGCGAGGATAGTGTTTGTCATGGTGTTAGTCCTTGTTTGGCGCGGGTCTGACGCAGCTGACACGGCATGTCGAAACTCTCCATGATGCGCGCACACGCGCACGCGTATAGAGCGTTATGTGCAAATGCGTCAGCTGCGTCGGACGATGTGTTTTTCATGGGGTCAGTTGTCCGCGTAGGGGGTGTATGCGGGCATCGGCGGATGCTTGAGGCCAATGCCCTGAAACCCGCGCACACCCATGCCGTTACGCCATTTCTCGATCCCGCGTGTGATGAGCAGGTCGGAGAAACGTCGTTGCGCGCCGATGAACTCCCCGGAGGACTCAGCCCACTGTTTCCAGTCAGTGAACAGTTCGGCAGTCAGTGACTTGGCGTTGGGTTCGCGCACGCAGCGTTCATCAAGCCAGCGACCCAGCGCGTCCTCAGCCTCGAAATACTCCTCGGTCGCCGACACCACGCAGGCGGGCGGCTTCAAGCCATCGCGTTGCCACGCAAGGCAACCGGCCACGGCCCACGCCAGAATCCCGTCTCGCTCGGCCAGCAACTTCTCGGTCAGGCGGCCATCGCGTTTTTCCGGCGGGATCGTCACCGTGAACGGGATCATGTGCATCCGCCGCTTCATCGCTTCGTCGATGTTGCGGATGGCGGGCTTGTGGTTGCCGACGATGACGGGCTTGAACTGCGGCGAGTACTCGAAAAAATCCTGGCGCATGAAACGTGCAGAGATCTTGTCGCCGCCGGTGATGGCCTTGACCTTGGATTCGTTCAAGCGTCGACCCTGCTCGGTTTCGATGGCCGTCACGAAGCGCGCGCCACGCAGGCCCGCCAGATCGGTCGGGTGGCGGTCACCACGCGTTTCGACGAAAGTGTCCATCGACGCGGTGGCGGCGTAGTCGCCGAGGATGGTGCTGATGACATTAGCGAACACGCTCTTGCCGTTGGCACCGGTGCCGTACAGGAAGAAAAGCGCGTGGGCGCTGGTCACGCCGGTCAGGCAATAGCCAACCATCCGCTGCAAGTAGGCCTGCAGGTCAACGTCGCCGCCCGTGATATCGGACAGGAATGCCATCCATTGCGGGCAGTCGCCACCCGGCGTGGCCGTGGTGATCTTGGTCATTCGGTCGGCGCGGGCGTTTGCGCGCTTGCGGCCGCTCTTGAGATCGACCACGCCACCGGGCGTGTTGAGCAGCCAAGGATCGGCGTCCCACTCGTCCGTGGTGGCCGCGTGCCTGCGATCTGCGCGCGCCAGCCGTTCCACGCCCCCTACCGTACTGGCGCTGGCCAACTTGGCGGCGACCTTGGGGTTGTCGGCGCGCACAGCCGTCTGGCGGCAGACGCTGCGGATCAAGTCGGTGGCGGCCAGCGTGTCCTCGGTGCGCCAGCGTTGGCCATCCCACACCAGCCAGCGCCCCCACGCCGCAACGTAGCGCCAGTCGCGGTGGTAGCGCCTGGTGAAGGCCAGAGCCAGCGCATCTTCGGTGCCCCAAACGGACTCGTCGCTGCCGATCACCGGATCAGCGTCATCGGCCACGTAGTGCATTTGCAGACGTGGGCCGTGGGTTAGAAAGGTAGCGACATCAAAGCCTTCGGCGATGGCATCCGCTGCATCCCAGCCTTCCGTTGCATCTTCCGGTGGGTACAGGATGTGGCAGGACTTCGCGCCCGCTGCCAGAACGGCCTGCGCCGCTTGAGCTGCGTACTCCCAACCCGGCTTGTCGCGGTCGGGCCAGATCAGCACGGCTTTTCCCGCCAGTGGCGACCAGTCAGTCTTGTCTACTGGAGCGTTCGCACCGTGCATTGCCGTGGTGGCATTGACGCCCGCCTCGATCAGGGCCTGTGCGCATTTCTCGCCCTCGACCAACACCACTTGTGGGGCGCTGGTCATGCCCGGCTGGTTGTAGAGCGGCCTTGGGTCGGGCGGTGCCATCTTGTGCCGCTTGGCGTCCCATGGACGGAACTGCTTTCTGCCACCGGGCGGGTCGTAGCGATACACGACTGCGATCAGCTTGCCGCTGGCGTCGAGGTAGTCCCATTTGGCGGTGGCCGGGCCAAGCTCATCAACGGGTGCGGTTTGCTTCTTGCCTTTGCGCACCGGTGCGGAGCGGGCACGCCCGAGCAGATCAGCAGCGGCATCCAATACACGGTTGAAGTCAGCTTGTACGGATAGCGCTAAATGGCGTGCAATGAGATCGAAAATGTCGCCACCATCGCCAGTGGCACGATCCGTCCACAGTCCGGCTTTATCTCCGTCGAGCACGACTTCGAGGCTGTCGCCCGGGCTGCCCAACACATCACCGATCAGGAACTTGCCTCGGCGTTGCTTTCCTACCGGGAACAGTGTGATCAGCACAGCGGCTAGACGTGCCATGAGTTCGGCGCGAATCTCGTCGCGCTCGGTGTCACGGCTTTCCGGCACAGGAGATTTAGGCTCGTCGTTGAAATCGATCATGCGTCGTCCCCCTGTGCATCGTCTGGTCGCCACTCCTTGACCGCAGAACTCTTGGCCGCCCACTCCGACAGTTCGGACAAACGGTATCGAATCAAACCGCCCAAAACGTAGTGCGGGATGCGGTAGCGCGAACGTGCCGTGGGGTCGCGGAACCAGTAGTACGGCAGCCGAAGAGCGATGGAGGCTTCACGGCCATCGATCATGGTTTCAGTTGTTTGGGTATTCATGCTTGGGTCATCCAGCAGCGGTCTTGCCAGGCACACATCCGGCATTCGAAGTGGGTTGGGTCATGGAATGCGCGCGGCAGCAGTTCTCGCGCCTCAGTCGCTGAGATGACCTTTACGGCCCGGTCCGACATGCGCTGTGCCAGCGCCGCATCAAAGGGCACGAGTTCGGTGTAGATCTCCATCGTGTCGGCGTTGAGCGCCGTGAAGATCGCCGGGTGCTCGTGCAGTTCGAGATAGGCCTGGTAAATCGCCACTTGCGCGGCGTAGATGGGCTTGGACGTAGCCAGCCCTTTTTTCTCCAGATCACTCCAGGACTTGTTACCCAAGGCTTTGCACTCCCAAAGCGCGGGATAGGCGAATCCATCAGGGCCACCGAGGATGACGCCGTCGATGTGCCCTTGCAGGCGGCCTTCTGCTGCCGAGAAGCCAAACTGCTCGCCATCAGCCTTGCGGGTGCGCAGATCGAAGCCTGCCTCCCGCAGCCACGCGACCATGCAGTCCTCCATGACATGGCCGCGCTCAAAGATCCGAAGCAGCCGTCCATCGTGATCCCGCCCGTGGTCGATGGGAGCCTTGGCGTACTCGAACTGCAGCGCACGCTCGCAGGCCACGCCGAGTCGCGAGGCTCCGAGGTACTGGCGCTCGGATTGGCGGGCGCGGGCCTGCTGCATTCCCGCGTCGACCAAGGCGGCGACCTGGCCAGAAATGCTCGATGATGAGTTGAAGTCAATCATGGCTTCTTCCCCTTCGGTTCATCCCAAGGCAGGTCATCCTCCAGATCCGCGAACGGATTGGCGGCATCCGGTGCCAGCGGATCGGGCGTGGGCGGCAAGCCCCGCACGGGCGGGAACTTGGTGGCCTCGTGGTGTGTGACCATCGCGTCCGACCAGCAGGTGACAATCGCGTCGATCACCCGCAGCGCTTCGGCCTCGGAGTAGTCGCCCAACGGCTTGGTGAACCCGATCTCACCTGCCGCCTCGCCGAAGGCCTTGAGGCACTGGCGCATGGCGGCAAGCTCGACATCAGACGGATCGATCATGGCGACCTCCGTTTTGTCGATGTGACCATCCTTTGCGCGTTGCCAAGTGCCATAGAGCGCGTGAAACGCGTCCTGACAGCGACGTGAGCAGAACACCCAGTCGAGCACGTAGCGGCGCGCATCGCCGGTCTTGAAGTGGCCGTCCGAGTGGCCGTAGCCGCGTGCTTGTCGTTTGCAGACCCAACATTTCATCGGCCTCCCTCACTGCGCCCACGACGGTTTGCCCGTCACGGGTGCGCGTTGCGGTGCCGGTGCCTGATACACAGGGGCCGCTGCCTGCGCCGTAGCGCCGGAATTACCGCCGCCCGTGGTCTTGGGTGGCACGCCCATGTACTTGGCGTAGTCGGGGTGGTCGGGTTCAACCGCTACCTTGACCACGTTGCGGTCTTGGCCTTTGCCGTCCTTTTCGATGTCGACGCGGGCGAGGAACTCCAGACCATCCAGTTCGTGAAAGCCTTGGATGCGGCGCGCAGCGGCGGCCTGCGGACTGTTGTCTTGCGGGTGGACGTTGCGAGCACTGTTGAGCGCGGCGCGGATGAAGCTGCGCCCCATCTGGCCCCAGGTCGGGCCCTTCTGGGAGTGCAGGCCGATGTTCGACCACATCTTGCGTTTGGCATGGTCGCCAGCGGTGACCACGAACTCGGCGGCGAGATAGATTGAACCGGTATCGAAGGATTCGGTGGCGTAGCCGCCGCCCCAGCCTTGGCTGGGATCGTCATAGCCACCAGGCTTGAGCGTCATACGCACCGGCACGATGCTGCCCTTGGGGATCAGGTCAAAGCCGGACTGCTGCGATTCGGCGTCATTGAAGTCGTTCCAGTTGTTGCTGGTAGTGGATTGATGGTTCATGGCGATTACTCCTGAGATTCGTGAGATTGGGTGGTGGCAGTGCGTACGGGCGTGGCGCTGGCGGGGGGGGTGGATTCGCCCGCGCACTTGGAGATCAGCGCGCGCAAGTCGGGTGGCTCGAGCGGATTGAGGCGACCGCTGCGGTCTTTGGCGGGGAAGCCGAAGGGATTGACGGTGTGCGTGACGAAGGCGCGGTAGGCACTACCGTCGTCGGCCTTGATCTCGGCTAGCGTCACGACTGCATCGACGATGCCGGGCAGTTCCAGACTGGTTTTGCTGCCTTCGATCTGTGGCACGAACACCTTGCGGTTGTAGTCATCCAGCCTTTCATCAAGGATGGCGACGAACACCACGTTCTTGCCGCGTGCATGCTGCAGGTGGGTCAAGGCGCTGATCATTTCCTGGCCGAGCAAGCCATATGCACCGCGCATGTCAGGCTTGCCGGTGCGGTCGCTGACCGCGCCCGGCTGCGTTTTGCACCACGCGAAGCATTGGCGGGACAGTTGTGTGATCGAGTCGAGGAAGAAGGTCTGGTAGCGGCCCAGTTGTGTTGGATCACCGTACTTCTCGACGACATGATCGAAGTGAGCCTGCGAGAAGGCCGACTCCGGTGGCAGCGACTTGTCCGGACCCGCGAGGAAAACGAAGAAGTCACGGCTCTCGGGCCAGGACGCCGGACGAATGGTGTCGCCCGGCCAGTCGGCCACGGCGAGATCGCCTGCTTCGATGTCGAGGAATAGCGTGGTGGCCGGGTCGAGATCTTTGAGCCGGGTGGTCTTGCCGATGCCGGATTTGCCCAGCAT